TACTTGAACAGGTTGATAGATTAATAACACAAAAGAAATATTTACAGGCACAGTTAAGAAAAGCAGGTGCCGAAATAAAAAACCTTGAAGCAGAGGTTAAGTATGAAAGACAATTAAGATTAGGTGGTACTGCATATCATCCAACTGATTATCATTCTCAATTAAGAGAGATGATAGTTAAGGTTAGAAAAGAAAAGAAGTTAACTGATTTGTTTGATATAGTTGATGAAGCACAAAGGAGAATAAAAAATGTTAACTAAAAGACAGCTTCAGTTATTTAAATTCTTACAACAATTTAAGAAAGAAAATGAAGTGATGCCTACTTTTACAGAGATGATGGAACATATGAATGTGAAATCTAAAAGTGGTATCTATAATTTGTTAGGTTATATAGAATGGAAGGGTTATATTAGTAGAGAACCTGCCCATGCTAGAGCCATTAAAATATTAAAACAAGTTGCTTAATACAACTTATAATTGAAAGGAGTAAAACGCTTTAAAACCTTGTATTTATTGGATAAATATATTTTAAATCAAGGTTGTCATCTAGGATGTAGGAATGTATAATAGGTGTACTGTCTCTAATCATAGGGATATATCAAATTATACTAACATTTTAGAGGGCATAGATATGAGTAATAAATTCTTTTTAAAAAAGTCTTGGATTAATTTAGATGTTTGCGTAGAAGATTACTACAACTCAGGCACTACATTAGAACAAGCCAAAGAGAAATTAAACTGGTCGCCTTATTCTACTATTGTTGGGAGGACTGCTAAAGTATCAAGACATACAGTTGAGGAAATTGATGAAGAAACATACAAAGATAAAATCAAAAAATCCAATGGCAAAACTCTTGATGAAAAAGCAATTTCAATCACAGAAGCTACCGAATAAGAAACCTAAACTCATAGAAAAAGTGTTTGATAAAATGAAATATGATATTGAATAAAAATACCTCTATCGGTATTAACACTAGCAAAGGAGAAGGTTCGGCTATTACACCACATGTTTTAATGTGGAGATGTGTAATTGTTAGAGCCATTATGGATGGACTAGATGTTGATATACACGCATGGGGAAGACGAAGAAAGAACATTGTTAACGAAGCTAACAACTGGTTCTCAGGTGAAGACCCTCACTTCTGCCTTGTTTGTGATTACGCAAACCTAGACCCCACATTTATCACCAAAAAATATAAACAATTAAAAGAAGCTAACGCTAAGAAACTATTTAAAAATAAAAATTTAAATAAGTTCTTGACGCATTATATATGTAGCTTCCATACATTAGAAAGCTAATGACAAAGAATACAAAGTTTGATTTAGATTTAGAGTATGGACAGATACGAGAAAAAAGAATAGAGAACCTGCTTAAAGGTGGGAAAATAGAAATCAAAACTGAAAGAAGTTGGTGGAGAAAGACTGGCAACATTGCCATTGAGTATGAGTATAGAGATAAACCAAGTGGGATATTTAAAACAGAAGCTAAATGGTGGTTCCATATTTTAGAAATGGATAATAATGAGCATTGTATATTAGTGTTCAGAGTATCTAGGTTAAAAAAGATAGTTAATAAATACAAGAAGACACACACAAAAAACATAGGAGATTATAGAGCAAGTAAGTGTGTTGTTATACCGATTAAAGAATTGTTTACTGAAAATTGTTATAAATTATAAAGGAGAATAATGAATATAATATATACAAGTGCAGGAGTAGTAAGCATTGTATTAATAATTACTGTATTAATTTATATTATTAGTGTAGGAATATAGTTATGGGAATGATGGATGGTGGTATAAACTTTAAAGACATATGCCATATATGTGATACGATTGAAGCTGGTGGAAGTATGAAAAGATATATCCATGATAGAAATAAAAAGATATGTGGTACTTGTTATGAAAAACTAGATGACAAGTCTCAATATGTTTATGCTTCTCAATTAAAGAAAGGGTTATTTTAATGCAAAGAAATTTAATATTATTTTTAATGTTATTAAGTCTGACATTTATATTAGCAAGTGGATGTGCAAAGAAACCAAAAACAATAAAAGAACATAGAATAATAGTTAATCTAGTTAAACAAGTTGTTTCAAAAGGAATAGACTTTTAAATAGTTATGACTGATTTTTCTACTGATTTAAAACACCATGAACAGATGAATAAAAATAAAGATATTGAAGATGCAATAAGATTATATAAGCAACAAAAGTTATGGAAACAAATGACAACAAAAGAGTTAGCTGATTATTTAATTCCATGTATAGCTTTAAATCAATATAATCTATTTAGAGATACGAATACTAATGTTGCTTATGCGTTTGTTAACTGGGCATTTTTAAATGACGAAACAGAAGAACGATTTAAAACTACTGGTCTATTAGAAAAGTTTGATTGGAATAATGGAAAAAATATTTGGCACATAGATACTATTAATACTGGAGATGGTAAGATAAATGACATCTATAAGTGGGTGTGTATAAATTTTTTAAAAACTTTTAAGGAGGAAGAAATGATTAATTGGATAAGAGTAAATAAAGATGGTACTAAAATTAAACGCATTAATAAAATGAAAATAAAAGATGGAGTAAAGAAATTTTCTAATGAGTAATAAAGATATAATTGTAGAGTACCGACATCAGATACAAGATTTAGTTAATGAAAAAACAGAGTTAACTAAATTAGTAGATGCAAAAGATGCAAAGATTAAAAAGATATTAGTATTGTTAGAACAATCTAATGAAGATGTTCAGAATTTAGGTAAAAAAATTGCTGAACTTGAAGGAAAGTTAAAGAAAAAATCTAGCATTAAGCGTGTACTAGACAAAAAGATTACAGAAATCCTTGAAAACACTAGCGAAAATGAGCAAAAAAAAGATGATGAAAGTGTTGACAAGGAGGGTGATGATGTGCTATAAAGACATCATAGAAAATGATTATAAATATTAACAATAACAAAAAAGGAAAATACATATGGCAATAATTGAAGGCACAGCATACTGGGCTTCTCTGACACGACCAAACGAAAAGTTTGAACCTATGTGGAGAATAGATTTAGCAGTTGACCAAAAGACTGCTGATGACTTTAAAGGTCAAGGTATATCTGTAGGTGAGACTACAGTAGACGAAAATAAAATACCTAATATAATTAGGTTTAAAAGAAAAGTTACGAAAGCTAATGGAGATAAGAACACACAACCACAATTAGTGGATGCTGATAAGAAGCCATTAGAAAAGATAGTCGGTAATGGTAGTAAAGTAAAGGTTATGTACAAGTCTTACGAATGGAACTTCAAAGGTAAGAAAGGTATAGGATTAGATTTACAAGCTGTCCAAGTACTAGACTTAATAGAATACAAACCTAAAGAAGACTTTAATGTTGAAGCTGGAAATACTTCAGGTTCAAGTGTTGACAACATTAAAGAATTTTAGTATAGTACACGCAGTCATATAAGTTATGACTGTCATTTTCTACTCCTTGGAGAGTCGGCTTGTAGTTAGGTCGGCTCTCCTTTTTTTTTGAACTATAAATATAAGGTATTAATATGAGGGTGAACATGAATGAAGATAATAAGAATGGATTTGTAAAGTATCATTTACCTTGTCCATTATGTAGTAGTAGCGATGCAGTATCTGTTAATGCAGATGGTTCTGCTTATTGTTTTTCTTGTCAAGAATATATGAAAGAATATGACACAGCACAGGAACCTACTATAACGAAACATGAAAATGAAATAACAAATTTTACAAAGCAATCTGATTTTGCAGAAATTGTAGATAGAAATATTAAAACTAAAACCTGTAAGAAGTATGGTGTTAGTGTTAAGATAGATAGCATGGGTACGATAACAAACCATTACTATCCTTATCATGATAAGCAGGGTGCAAAGATTGCAACTAAAACAAGATTTACAAAATTAAAAGAGTTTAGTATTCAAGGTAATACAAAGAACTCAGGATTATTTGGAGAGCATTTATTCTCTAAAAATAAATATATAATTATAACTGAAGGTGAGTTAGATTGTTTATCAGCTTATCAAATGTTTAAGACAGATAAGTATGAGACACCTGTTGTTAGTATTAAGAATGGAATTACTTCAGCAGTTAAAGATATTAAAGGTAGTCTTGAATGGTTAGAAAATAATTTTGATAATGTCATTATTAATTTTGATAATGATGAACATGGAATTGATGGAGCATTAAAGGTAGCTGAACTCTTTAGCCCAGGGAAATGTAAGATTATGCATTTACCTAAAGATTTAAAAGATGCTTCAGATTGTTTAACTAAAAATAAAATACAAGCATATGTAAAATCTTTTTGGGATGCAAAAGTATTTGCTCCTGATGGAATTATAAATGCGAATATTTTATTTGATGAGATAGCTAAACCAACTATTCAATCCTTTGTTCAATATCCTTTTGAAGGGATGAATAAAATAACTTATGGTATTAGACCAGCAGAGTTAGTTACATTTACAGCAGGTAGTGGACTAGGTAAAACACAAGTGATGAGAGAAGTTGTTCATCATATGGTTAAATCTACTAAAGATAATATTGGATTGTTAATGTTAGAAGAAACTCCAGTCATTACTTCAAAAGGTTTAATGAGCATTGAAGCTAATCAAAGATTACATTTACCTGATGTTCATGTAAGTAAAGAAGAATTAAAAAGCTACTTTGATAAGACAGTAGGTACTGGTAGAGTATTTATGTATGACCATTTTGGTTCCAATTCAATTGATAATATTGTATCAAGGGTTAGATTTTTAGCAAAAGGTTTAGATTGTAAGTATATTATTATAGACCATGTGAGTATTATTGTATCAGACCAAAGTCATGGTGATGAGAGAAGAGCATTAGATGAAATCATGACAAGATTACGAACACTTGTACAAGAGACTGGTGTTGCTATGATGGTTGTATCTCATTTAAGAAGACCTGATGGTAAAGGACATGAAGAAGGTGCAGCGACATCCTTATCACAATTAAGAGGTTCGGCTAGTATCGGACAGCTTAGTGATATGGTCATTGGATTAGAAAGAGATGCACAAAATGACGACCCTGATATTAGAAATACAACAAGGGTTAGAGTATTAAAGAATAGATTTTCAGGAATTACTGGACCATGTTGTAATCTAAAGTATAATATAGATACTGGAAGATTAGTAGAGGTACAGTCTGATGACTTTTGATAAAGTAATTTTTGATATTGAGACTACACTAACAGCAGATAAAATTTGGTGTATAGTTTGTAAGCATAAGAATGATTACTATCAATTCAAAGAAAATAATTTACATAGGTTTGAAGAGTTTATAAAACAAACTAAAGAAGTTATCGGTCATAACATAATTGGATTTGATATACCAGTACTGAATAGATTTTTTGGCTACGACTTATTTAAAAATTGTAAGATAACAGACACACTTGTTCTATCTAGATTATTAAATCCTATGATAGATGGTGG